CGTCTGCGAACTTGCAGTAGCCAAACACACCAACCGTTATTGGTCAGGGCATGTTTGGCACGCAAGCGAACACAACAAATACCGACACATCGCCGATGTAGGCGCGAATATAGAGGTACGCAGGCTCAGAAACCGAGACTCCGCCGCGGTACGCAAGCATCAAAACAACATTGAAAAACTCGTTTTGTGGGTTGCAAGACCAGTTATGCCCGAACTACGGGAAGTTCACCTATATGGATGGATTAAGCAAACCGATGCATGGGAGATAGGCTCAGTGTCGGACTACGATCCAGAAAACACTCGTTTAATACACATATCACAACTCAATAGATAAACTAAACCGACAAACCATAACTAAAACTAAATAGAAAGAATTATTAAACTATGAAAAAAATTTCAGCAAGCATTGTTCTGACACTGATCCTCTCCACGCTCACGGCAGGCTCTGCGCTCGCAAACCCACCAGCAGAACAGGGCTCACAAACAGAGAACGGCGCAACCATCCAAGCAGTTTCCGATCCATTGGAAGAACTCAGTGATGAAGTGCCATCAGTTATTTTGCCTACACCTAGCCACCCTGCACCAGGTGAATACCGTTGCGGAACAAGTCAATACTTGACCTTAATTCTCGGGGAAGATGGCTGGAACTATCAATGCCAAAGAGTTGGCAACCTACTGCTGTGGAGATACTACGACTGCAACTTTGGCAAAAACCTTACTTGCCTAACTCGTGCATCAAACTCAATACAACCAGAAATCCAAGACAGGTGGGATGACTACGGTGGGTATTCTGTTCATGGCAGTGTTGTGGGTTACTACCTAAAAACAAGCACTAACACAACCACCACATACACCCTTCAAATAGCGCTAGATTCGGCATACACACAAGTTGTGTACTCGTTCACCGCCAGCCCATACTTTGACTCCAGTTGGAACTGTGATTTAAGATGGTGTTCTATAGGCTTTGATATTTCAGCGCCAGGCAAAAGCCCATTTGCGTCTTGGAATAAAGTAAACAGAATAACTGGAAGTTTTTACGCTAGAGCAACCGTGTCAAATTCCAACGGAATCGCCACAAAAGATTTTGGACTGAGAACGCTTCCAGGTTCACAAATGAATTGGGGTAACAACTAATGAAAACCACAAAGCAAACCCTCAATAGATTCAACGACTGGTGGATTGTCCATCTTGCGTCAGAAACAGAAAAAGCGCGCCAACGAGCCGACAGACTATTCCCAACTCGCGTGCTCAGCAACAAAGTAAAACGCGACATCTTTATGGACGCATTTCATTGGACAATGCTAGAAAACCGAATTACATTAGAGCGACTCTACGAGGAACAAAACTAAAATGGCAAAACACATGACCTACATAGAACGCTTCAACCAAAAAACAAACAAAACCAACACATGCTGGCTATGGACAGGAGCAGAAAACTCTAAAGGCTACGGCGCCATGTCATACAACGGAAAAAATACCACCGCCCACAGACTCAGTTACCTACTACACAAAGGCGAAATCCCCGACGGACTCATCGTCTGCCACACCTGCGACACCCCACGATGCGTAAACCCCGACCATCTATGGCTAGGAACACCCGCCGACAACAACCGCGACATGATCAAAAAAAACAGGCACGGCAAAAACATGCGCCGACAAACACACTGCCGAAAAGGACACAAATTCACACCCAAAACCACCTACATCAGAACCGAACCCGACGGCAAACAATACCAAAACTGTAGAACATGCCGAAACATCCTCAAAAAAAACAACAGAAACAACCCCGAAAAACGACAAAAAATATTAGAATACGACCGCAACTACCAAAAAAACTACAAACGCCGCGCGAAATTTTTTAAAAACACCCCAACAGTCCCAGACCAAATAAACCTAAACGACCACAAAGGGCATATATAAAAAATGACAAAAATGAACTACTCGGGTAACCACTCCCGATACATCCCAAGCCACACAGAACACGAAAAATATCTTTCAAGAAAAGCCTACAAACCGAACCTTAACTCACCCATCACCATCACCAAAGCAGACGGAACCAAAAAAACCGAAAAAGCACTCACCCAACACCAAATAGACAACCCGAAAATAAAATACAAGCCCAAACCCGGCACAAAAGCACACAAACGGATGCTTAGAAAACAAAAAATAGATGAAGGAAATCGCCGCGCGCAAAATTTAAAAAACACCCCCGCACACCCAACACAGATAAACTAAAACAACCGCAAAAGGCATATATAAAAAATGGAACAAACCCAACTCTTCAAAGAAAACACACACTACACAAACTGGGGAAACCAATGAAAAAACAACCCACCCCCGGCACCGAAATCCTCCAAGAAGCCTACAAAATCGTCAACCAAGACAGACAAAACACCTACGGACACCCCAAAGACGACTACACCAAAGTCACCAACATCTACCAAACCCTCACAGGAAAACAACTCACCCTCACCGAAGCACTACTATTCATGGTCTCAGTCAAACTCGCAAGACTCAAAACCAACCTAGACCAAGGACACCTCCACCACGACACACTCCTAGACACCATCGGCTACCTCACCTGCATCAACATGATCCACCAACAAGAAAGCACAACCAATGACAACCCCAAAAAGAAAACCAAACATAGACCAACAAAACAAAAAACTACAAAAAGAAATAACCCAACTCCAAAAAGAAAACCAACAACTCCAAAAACAACTCAACACACCCCCGTCAGATAAACCTAAAAAACAAACTACAACCAAAAAATTTGTCGCACCACCGCCCGCGCTATAGACCAAGAGCAAAAAGGTTCACAGCCCCGTTTATGAAATCAGTTTTGGTCTTCTTGTGATGCGTTTTTTTGTGCCCTTGTTGTTTGTGATGGTTGCGGTTTATTGGTTTTGCCAGTTGTTGTGGTTTGTGTTTGTTACGCATTTTGTTGATGTTGTTGCTTCTGTTTTGATTTGTTTGTTTGCGTTGTTTGTTTATTGGATTGCTAGTGCTTTGCAGAAACATTTCAGATGATACTTGACATATACTCGCTACTGTTATATAGTTAGACACATGACTACAGGCGCATTACTAGACATAGGAGCACAATGAACTACAGATACGACATATCACCTGATAGATATCCGTCTACTAAGTGGTTAGTGATTGACACACTGAATAACAATTCACCTGTGTCATCGCATGACACTAGGGCAGAGGCGTATAGGGAATGTTTGTTGATTGACAAAAAGGGCGCACGGGTGAAGAGATGATTGACATAGCGTCAGAGGTAGAGAAGGTTGCGAAGATAGCGCAACTTCGTAAGACTGAGATATGTCAGGAAGATAATGGCATTAGCGATATGCAGTCTTTTGTTGTCTTTCAGAGGGGCGATGTTTTTGAGTGTCGTCAAAGCGGTGTAGATGGTCACCCATTTGAGTCGTTACCTGATGTGTTGAGCGACGCATTCAATGATGGTCTGAAAGAGTTTGATACTGTCAGCATTGTTGTAGATAGTTATGTTCGTCTTAAACCCACAGACCGTATTGGTGATTATCGGAGAGGCGATCTAGAACGCGAATACAAACACAACCCCAATGCACCTGTTTCTGAGGCATTGACTGTAGCGACCTACGGGTATCACGGGGAGAGTGCAGGCAAGTGTGTAACTTATGTTTACAACGATAAAGGTTTACCCGAGTTCACTGTCGTCAAAGAACACGATGAGGCGATAGTGAAATCAGAGTTCGTTGATTTCGTAATGTCTAAGTTCATTGACTTCTGTAAGAGGCACAAATCCGAATGAGTGTCATCACAGGTTTCGTCCTACTAGTAGCAGGCATATGGTTGTATCGCATAAGTGTTCAACATGAACGCAGACATGGGCGCAAACGAAAATAGTGTTACGGGTATAAAAAAATAAGGGGGAGGGTTTCCCCTCCCCCCGTTAGAGTTCTAATTAGAACTCGTATGCGTAATACTTGTGACGCAATCCAATGGAAAGTTTCTGTCCACCCTTGAGTGTCTCGCCTTGACGAACATACTGACCGTTCTTGCGGAGTGTGAACACTTGAACTTGACCTTGTGGGTTACGCTCAATGATCCACTCGTTGCTGTATGCAGGTGAGTTTGGTTTTGGTGTTGCACTGTCTTCTTGAACTGTCACTGTCTTGAGATCACTGCTTACTTCAATGATCGTGTATGGGTAACAATCCGCACGCATTCCGATACTTGCTCCCTCGCCTACTGTTGGCTTGATGAGTGTTGCTTCCATTTTTTCTTTCTCCTTGTCTAGTTGGTTTATTTCCTTACATATACAAGCATAGCCATACCGAATTAAAAAAGCAACTATTTTTAAGTTATTTTTTTAATTATTTTTCCACAGGGTTATCCACAGCCCTACGGGTGTTATTCCCATGACCGCTTAGCGAGACCCAAATCAAACGCCAACTGCGGAAAGTTCCCGATCCTGTTATGGCACTCTCGGCACACAGCAATACAGTTCCCCTCATCCACCGTAGAACCACCCTGAGAACGACGCACAAGTTCATGAATGTCCCGCGAAGGACGACGCACATACGCAACCAAGCCGTCATGTTCAGCGAACACAGGACACGCAACACAATACGGGTGTTTGTTCAGCATCATCGCAACAAAGATGCGCCTTTCCACATCAGCAACTTCCCGTTTTGCCGACTTCTGCTTAATTGGCTTTGTTGATCGTTTAAGTGGCGATCGTTTAAGCGGTTTGCGGGGCTTCAACTAACGGCGATTCCCAAAGTTGGTGTTATCGTTTTTCATCCACAAAACCTTGCCACATTTTAGGCAATCTTCTTTCCACGGGTATGTTTTACGAAACTCTTGCGGGTGGTCGCATCCAGCCATCGCAGTTTCCACCTTTTCGTTAGCCGAAACACGCAAAAACTCAGCCATGGAAATCCCCAAATGTTTGGCGCATTCTTCCCACTTCTGCTTGTCTTCAGTTGTCGCACGGAAGAGAACCTGTTCTTGTGCTGTGGAAGATAGTTCAGTCCCGTCTTTGTCTTTCTTCTTTTTGCCGACTAGCCGTGACCGGGTTGGTTCTAACGTTTCAGCAACTTTATCCATCGCGGATTCAAGGTTGTCTTCTGCGGGTGTGGTTTCTTCGTTCATTGGACTTCCTCCACATATTCTTCTGCTTGTAAAACTGCGTCACGTAAACCGTCTGACCATTGAAATAGCAGGATTGGCGCCCATTTTGCGTTCATCCATAAAGGGATTTCACCTTTTAATGCTTCTTGTTCTCCGAAGGGGGCTTTTTCTGCGAGTTTTTGTTGGACAGCAACAGACCTGTCTTGCCAACTGGCTTGTTCATCTAGCCATGCTTTTGCCTGATCCAACTCAGCAGTCCCGAGGGGTTCTTTCTCTAGCCCCAAATGGTTGGCGATTAAAGCCACACACGGCTGCGACGGCATCAGTTCTTGGACATCAAGGTGTTCAGTGTTGATATCAGGGTCGGAGATAAAACGACCTATTAGTTCTACAAAGTCTTCGGGCATACGGGCTACTAGTTCTTTGGGAGTCATACGAATACACTACCTTATTTTGGGATATATTACGGAAAGCCTTTAAAATAGGGCACTTATGGGCTTGACAATATGACTGTAAGGCTATATGATGGAAGTATGAAACAACTAGACAACACTAAACAACTAAACCAAAGAGTCTTGTTCGCAGGTGATATCCACGGCGACACGAAACACGCAGAGTGGGTAATCAAGTATGCATCCGAACAGGATTGCACACACATCATCTCCGTAGGCGACTTCGGGTATTGGGTTCACCTACCTCGTGGACAAAAGTTCGTGAACCGTGTTGCGCAACTCGCAGAAAAAGCACAAATCAAGTTCTTGTGGATTGACGGCAACCACGAAAACCACGACATACTTCGTGACCTTACCGACAAGTTCGGCAAACACGCACCTATCAACACCCCTAACGAGTGGTGTCAATACATCCCCCGTGGGTGTCGTTTCACCATCGCAGACAACACCCTTATGGGTTACGGCGGTGCGTATTCTGTTGATTGGTTAGACCGAGTTGAAGGCGAATCATGGTGGAGAGGCGAACTCATCAACCCGTTTGATGTAGACCTACTCTCATCACAACCTGTAGACATCTTGATGACACACGACGCACCGTATAACAACGGCGAGAAAATCACATACAAAGATGAAATACAAGTATCTATCGCACAACGACATCTTGTAAAAGAAATCCTTGACAAAGTAACACCGCAATTCCATGTTTGCGGACATCACCATGTTCGTGAAACTTGGATGGACGGCGACACCGAAGTCAATGTTCTCGGACGCGACGGTATGGGTGCGGACAGTGTGTTGATATTGGACTTGTTCCAACAGGACGACAAACTAATATCAGCAAACACACACACATACCGTCTCCTTGAAAGTTACGACAATGCGTAAACCTAAAGAAAAGATGCCCAACCCGCGACCAAGCGACGGGCATGAAACAGAAGCAGACAGATTACTTGCATACGCACAGTTTGTAGCAGATACAAAATGCACCGCATTGGACTTGGGTGACTATTACTACGAGTTCTCGGGTGATATCACACTACTTATCCAGCACAACAAAGTAACAGCGCACAATTTAAAAACTGAAACCGTTGTGATAGCAGAACCGCAACAAGAAGCAGATCGGGCGTGGGCGACACAATGAGCAAGCGTGTAATAGAACCAGACATACTCACAGAAGACTACGAAGAACTAAAACAACGAAACGAAACACAGCAACTAGCAAAAGTTTGGTATCGTCTCACAACACTTTTCCCGACAACACCCCTGATTGCGACTGTCGGCGGTGGTAAAGACGAAAGCGAAAAGCAGTATGGTGCGTTCGCAAACGGACAAGAAGCATACGAATGGTATGTCAAGCAACCGTGGACTACGGTGCGTATCAGATTCGTCCCATTACGCAACCCGAACATCAAACGGACATACAACGATTTCTATTCCCCATCGCGTCACGAAAATCTAGAAAAAGAATACAACCACACAATAAAGGAGATATAAATGGAAACAGCATACGAAGCAACAACAGTGGACGACACAATCGTCGGGTCAAAGATTATTGACATCCGTCCGATGACATCAGACGAGATGGAAGCAGAGGGTTGGCAGAAAAACGAAATCCCTATGGTTCTTGTTCTCTCAAGTGGAACAATTCTGTATCCGTCAATGGACACAGAAGGCAATGATGCGGGTTCGTTGTTTGGTAAGACCTCAGACGGCATCTCGTTCGGTGTTTACTAATGACATCAGCAGTATTAGTGCGGGCAAATGGCGAGGTTCGGCACATTGAATTACCTGTAACAGACGCACATCTCAAAGTTCACGAGATGGTCGGCGGGTGGTTTGATGTAGTTAGACACCCATTGCGAAGCGACCTGCACGCATATGTTCACGACGAAGGACTACTACTGAAGCAAGAAGTAAATGTCGCGATGACATACCTGTTCAATCAAATACTTGTCGGCGACATCGTTCTTAGTCGTGCAACAGCAGACGGGTCAGAAACAGACTTCACGGTTGATGAAGCGACAATAAATCTTTACAAATCATGCAATACCAATGCATCCGCAAAGAAAAACCTGCAACCGATGGTGGACAACGCGGACACATCGTTCAAAATACAAACGGTGGAACGGGACTAACGCAGTAATCTGTCCCCAAACGCACTCGCGGGCGACGTTTATTGGGAACGAAAACTATTTCCTTTCGGGATTTACCAAGCCTCTTCTTCTTCAACTTGAAGTTGAGCCATTGGCTTCGGTGCGTTTCGGGCAACTGAACCAACAGTCTTAGCCTTCGGCACAGATGGTGCTGATGCTGAACCTTCTGCTTTCTGCTTACGAACAAACGAGTCAATGTTCCCAACAGCCAAACCGATGTTGTCCGCCAGAACTTCTACTGTTGATCGTTTTGCGCCTGTCTCCTTGTCATCCCACGAGCGTTGTTCCAACCGTCCCGTTACAACAACACGAACACCTTTTGCGAGGACATTCGCTGCGTCTTCGGCGAGGAATCGCCAGGCAACAATGTTGAAGAACGATACTTTCTCCTGCTTTTCACCATCTTGGTCAGTCCAATAATGGTTTACTGCGACACTAAAAGCCAACTTTGCGACTCCTGTCGGCAAAAACTTTAGTTCTGGGTCTTGGGTTATGTTCCCAACTAACGTTACGGGTGATGCACTCACTTCGAATCCTCCTAATGTAAATCCCAACCCCTATGGTCGGGTAGTTACTAAAACTATAGCCGATGCGGGACTAGTATTGCAACCATGCCAACACCTGAAGAAACCCGTTTAAAAGTTCGTGATCTGTTGATGGAGATCCTTGTGTCCCTAGCAGTTGATGATGAAACCACCGATGAGGAGATCGCCACATTTGAGGACGACATGGGTGGGGTGGCTGATTTGATGCTTGATTCGCTTGGGTTCACGGTCACTTCCGTGGACAACGAAGAAGGAACACGTTTTACAGCGACTTTGGAGATCATTGACGGCGATCCGCTGGAAGAAGCAGATCTGGTTTAGAACGCTGGTTGTTCAGTAGTCCCGTCTTTAGCCAACACTTCTTTGATGGCGAGTTCAATGTATTTTTGAGACAGTTTGAACGTTTCGTGGTGCAGGTCGGAGATGGCGGTGGTGTTCATTACTTTATCCCACATGTGTTCGTCAAAAATGTTGTGTTTTGCCATCAGCATTTCGTCTACATCTCGGCGTTCGGCAAGCAGTTCCACATCCCAAAAGTGTCGGCGTTGGACATAGGAGATGATGTGTGAAGCGGCAACATCGTCGTTCTCTATTTGACGGTATAACTCGTCTAATACTTCTGCTGTGAGGCTCATTAACTTGTTCTCCTTCTCTAAAGCGTTCTGAACAAACTCTGATAACTCTCTTAATAAATCTTTTGGCATAGATGTTTGTGGTAGTTCAATTCTTTTACCTATGAAATCGTCCCACAAACTATCGTCCATAAAACAAGAATACCACCCTGATTAAGGGTGGTATTCAAGTCTCAACAAGGAGATGTGAGATTGTGTTACACGAGTTCTAACACTGCGTGTTGTGCTGTGATTTTTGCTTTGTTCACCCATGAGTATTCTTCAATGGTTGCCAATGCTCGGTCACTTGCGTCACCTTTACGGTGGTGGTCAAGATACTCAACGACTGAGTTGTAGATACTCCACCCGTTGAAACCGTAACCGCCTGCGTTCTTTTGCGAACCATACAACGCACGAATAGTTCCCGAGATATCTTCGCGGTTGCGTCGCTGAGAATCTGTTTCCGTTGCTTTGATAGGGAAAACTGTGTTGAGAACTTTGTCCACTCGCTGTGATGCTTGAGGGACAGGGATTGCCAACATTTGTTCTGCCATAATCTTGAACGACTTTGCCCACTCGGTAGAGATTTGTAACGCCTCTTGTGCCGTGTTGAGATATTCGTCTGCGTTACGGGTGTGTCGTGCTGTGAATAGTCGCTCTGCGTTCTTGATACCCATGATTACGGTGTTTTGACATACTGCCCGAACATCGGTATTTGCATACCGAATCGGCCAGTAACCGTCGTGTCCGTGTGAGACGACTAGATATCGTGCGATTCTGTCGTTCACGCCTGTTGGGTCAATAACGAGGGTTCCCAAGTCAATGCCTGCGAAGAATCGTGCGCCACCTTTGAGAACTCCGCAAGTGTCAATCACTGCGTCGCCCTTTGATGCGCCTACGACTGCCATTGCTCGTTCAAGAACCTCACGGTTTTGTCGGACATCGTAACGAGTGCCTACGGTTGCGAACGGGGAGAACGAACCATCTTCGTTCATTCTTACGGTTGCCCTGTCGTCTTGTAGGACTACGGGTGTGCCGTCAGGGTTTCTGATGAGGTTCCCTTCGTCGTCTACTACCGCAATCTTGGTGAGTAACACTTGGTAGTCTGCTTGTGACGCTTCCAACATTGCGTCAATGGTTTGAAGTCCGTTCATGGATTTGCCAAGTCTGTGCCATGGAGTTTGGTTGCCCGCATATGCGAACCTTGCCTCTCCGTCTTTGTTTATTTCTATATTTGCTGCCATCAGAACCTCCTCGGTGTCTGTTTAGTTTATCTACAATAGTTTATATGACACGAGGGGAGAAAGCAACTCTATTCCCTAAACAGTAGGGAAGCCTTCCAAGCCTGAAAAACAAGCAGAATAACGACTAAAACCTTTATTTACAGCCCTTTGCTGTCGGGTTCCAAGAACAAACATTCCACGGCTCCCAACCCGCAAGGTCGTAAAGAAGTTTCCCCGCCCTGAGATTGGT